AAACAAGACATCAACATTGGCGTTGAAGGTAATGACGGAACTGGTGATAGTATCCGCGAATCGTTTCGTAAAACGAATGAAAACTTTAACGAATTATATGCTGTAGTAGGCGAAGGTGGACAGATACAACTTACAGACCTAAGTGGTATTGCAATAGATTCATTTGAAAACTTTCCAAGTACAGATTCAGCACCGATATTAGCAGGTATTAATAATGACACACAAGGTAGTGAGTTAGAGTTTTTTAGACTTGTTAGTGATAGTTTTGTCGATCCTACTAAAGACGATAGTATTGAGTTTGATGTTAGTAGAATAGACGATGACGGACGTCCTGTTATTGTTGTTAAAAACAAAAAAGCATCACTTTCAAGTGACCCAAATCCAACACTAAGCGGTAATTTAAATATGGGCGGACGTATTGCATATAATACTGCGCCGCCAGCACAATGGGCACAACTTGTAGAAGACGAGCCAGGTGATTATACCGAAGATGATGTTTTAATTAACAAAGGCTTTGCTGATCAGACATACTTAAAATCAACCGGTTCGGGTACAGGATCTCAGCTACGTGTTCGCACAGAAGAAGAAGTAAACACAGCAGACTATACATATACCATTTCAAACTTTGATTCAAGTGGTAGAATTGTTATTAATAATAGATTTCAAGAAGGTATACTAGTTACAGGCGAAGGACACGGTCTTGATAGTGCTGCAAACGGCGCTCCATTTGTATACGAGACTACTGGTACAAGTGCCTTAGATACAAGCGAATCACCGTCTAGAACACTAACAGATACAGCTGAATTTCCAGAATCAAAATTCTTCATTCGAGTAGTAGACAATACAACTATAAGTTTGCACCCTACTGAAGATGACGCAACAGCAGGTACTAATCAATTAGCTATTGCCGGTGGAACAGGAACACAAACATTAAAAGACTACTATTTCCAACCAGATGTATTAGAAGGTAACTTCCTTGCAAACGAAGCAATTCCACGTGAAAGTGCTGTTCGTAGACAAGGAGATCAAATGGATGGTAAACTATTCCTACAAGATCACCCAGGTGAACTTGCTGGTGTAGGTACTCCAAACGGAAAAGAAGACTTACAAGCTGCTACAAAGTTTTATGTAGATAACACTAGTTTTGCATCAAACATTAATATTTTTGTAAGTACATCGGGCGACGATACACAAGCAGCAACTCCTCCAGGAAAAGAAGGACGTTCTCTTGCGTATGCATATAGAACTGTAAATGCGGCGGCACGTAAAGCAGAATTACTTGTAGAAGCCAGTCCAGTAGAACCTGGTCCGTACATGCAGGTTATCGAATACGGTGCTAACGCAGCAAGTTTACAACCTTCCAAAGTTGTTAGTGCAGGTTTTGATCAAGCACTAGCACCTGATTACACTGATCCGGATACAGGAGCAACTGGCGAAAAATTAAACTTGCTAGTTAATAAAAATAAGCAGTTTGTAATTGCAGAAACTATTGCTTGGGTATCTAAGAAAATTGCCGACGCAAATGCTAACCTAACATTAACAGAAGATGATGAAGATTTTATATGGAAAAACTTTGCTTATGATGAAGCGATTTGTGCTAGGGACTTAGGATATATTATCGATGCAGCAAGATTAGATACACTGTCGGGTGTTAATACTAATAAACTTTCAAGAGTATCAGGTTTAAGATATTTTAGTAATTCAAGCGGTACATTAGCTGCTACCTCACAGCAAGCACAAACCATTTCAACAATTAACAAAGCAAAAAGTATTTTAGAAACTTACGTTCTTACAAATACCGATTACTCAAGTGAAAAACTTAATATAGACTATAATCAATATTTTGATGTGAGTTTAGAAGATGCACCAAGTGCAGCAATTGACGTTTTTGCAGATAAGTTTGATGTTGTAACAAGTATTATTGCAAGCGTAGGTGAAGAGATTCCTCCAGTTCGTGAAGGTGCACCTTATATACTTAAAATTACTAACGGCGGTAATGATAGTGTATGGCAAGGACAACTTAATAATACAGATTTAATTCCAGGTAAACTTGTAACTGGTACAAGAAGTAAAGCCGTAGCTCGTATTGTAAATTATGATAGAGATTCTAATGACGGATCTAACACAGATACGCTAGAGCTTATCCTCGAAGAACCGTTTGAGTTTTTAATTGACGGTGCTGCAAGAGATGTTCAGAATGCAACAGTTGCAGATGCATTAGGTGATACACTAGAATTTGGTAACTTTGTAAGCACAAAGCAAATTTGTATTAGAGTAGAATCGGGCATTTACTATGAAGACTATCCAATTAAAGTAAGTTCGCAAGTATCAGTCGTTGGTGACGAGATGAGACGTGCAATTATACGTCCAAGAAATCGTGTATCGCAGTCTAAGTGGGCAAATACTTACTTCTATCGCGACAAGTATTTTGATGGTTTAACACTTCATAATAACACTGTTACTTACGAAGACGAAGCAATTCTTTCGTTAACAGGCGGCAGTTTAACTGCATATAAAGGTGATAAACTAACACAAGATAACACCTTTACATATAACGAGTCTAAGTGCAGAAGAGACCTTGACTATATCTTAACACAAGCTGGTTATGATATTACTCTTGGCACTAACTATAATGCTGTAACACAAGGTTTAGCATATCAAAGAGCAAGCGGATATCCTGTACAAACAGGACAGTTATCTCAAACACTTGCTGCTATTGGTTATGCAGGTGCAAGAGTAGAAGAATTAGCAGATGTAGCAGACAATGGTCTTGCATTAGCAAGGTCGCAAGCATACTTTGCAGAAATACTTGACATTGTTGAAAACGGAAACCAAGATACTGAGCAGGCTGCAAATAGCTTAGTATTCCCTGCAGATGATAGCTTTGACTCGAATAGAATTGCAGCACGTGATAAACTAACAGCAAATAGAACATTTATTAAAGATGATGTAGATGCATTTATTAAAAATGATTTTTCATATCCTGGATCACCTAACTTTACTGTAATTAAACATCAAGTTGGTTTGTGGGTCGATGCACTAACATACGATATTCTATATGGCGGAAATGATGCAAGTACTACTCAAGCAAGATTGTATTTTACTGATGGAAGTATAAACCTTGGTATTAACGATCAAACAACAACTGCTAAAGCAGCAGAACGTTTGAGAACTATTATTTCGAGCATTTTAGTTGGTACACTTATTACAAAAGCAACAGGTAACACATCTAACCAAGTAACTACTGGTGCAAATGCAAGTAGTAACGAAGGTTCGATCGCAGCAAATAATGTGCAAATTATTGAAAATTCTGTAGCAAACGGTGTTTTACCAAGTTCACCAACACTGCCAAGTGTTGTATGGAGCAGTATAGCACTTAAAGATGCTAAAGTAGATATCGATAATAATATAGCTGATGCTGATACAGACGTTAATATTATTGATCGTACTATTGAATTCATTGATAGTAACACTGGTGTTAGAGCAACGATACTTGAAAATGTTACTAATGCTACAACAGTAACTATTAGATACGATGATGGTTATAACCCTGGAGGTGCAAACGTCTCTGCTAGTTCACCTTTTAATTCAATTGATAATCTTGTACTAAACGGTGTTGAACAAGCAGGAGTAACTGTTAGTTCAATTAGCACAGAAAACACTATAGATTATGATATGGGTTGGCATTATGCATCTAATACATTAAAACCTGTAAGCACTAATAGTGTACTATCTATTAATAATAAAGGTAGTAGAGAAATTGCTGCTAGTATTTTAAGAAATAACAAAATTAATATCCAAGACGAAGTTTATGACTGGATGGATTTACAAGCAACCGCAGCAGTAGCAGCAGGGTTCGGAACTTGGGCACAAGTAGAAGTTGAAACTGCTGGACCTATTGCTCCAGTTAAAGGCGAAGTTCTTACACAAGTAACAACAGGTGTCAGTGGTGTTGTTAAAGACGATCCTATAATTGTAAACGGAAAAACAAAATTTATACTTGTATCGCCTACAGGTACTTTTAATCTATCAAATAGTTTAATTGGATCAGTTAGTGGAACCCTTGATGTGGATGATAGTGTTCCTATTGATCTAACAGTTGATAAATTTACATTCACAACTAAATGTTATAGAGATATAGGATACATTGTTGATGCAATTGTGTTTGACTTAGTCAACGGTAGAAACGATCAAACAATGGAAGTCCAAGGCAAATACTATGAAGGTGCTGTTGAAACTGGACAAGAAGAAATTACATCACAAGCTATTGGACATATCAAAACTATTTCAAGCAGCTTGTTAAATCTAGCCGGAGCTGCTGCTCCAACTGGCTCAACTATAATTTGGAAATTAAATGAAACTGTTCCCCAATCAGAATCTGGAGCAAGCGGCATAGTTGACAATTTAATTGACACGATTATATATGCATTCAATGAAGAATACAATCCACCTAAAAACAACAAAGATATGGATGTGTTCTTAATGAACGATGCTACAATTATACGTAACTGTACAGTTCAAGGCCATGGCGGATTTATGACGGTACTTGATCCTGCGGGTCAAATTCTTACTAAATCACCATACATCCAGACTGGATCAAGTTTCTCACAATCAGTTAATGAACAATCATTTAGAGGCGGTATGTTTGTTGACGGATTTAATGGTAACATGCCATTAGAAATTGTAGAACAGAAAAACGGCGATCCGTTTAGATTGTATGCGAGAAGTAAAAGAGCGCAAACAGAAGTACTAGGAGTTGGTGTTGGACACGGTTTATTTGTAAGACGTCCGCAACTACCTGCTCCTTTCTACGTAAACGGTATTCGCTACCAAGTTAACTCTATTGTTAACCACGATATTGAAAACGGTACAGCAGAACTTATCCTTGATAAAAACTCAGGTGTAAGAGACGGCAATGATAATGGTACAGGTTGGTTAGGACCTGTAGTAAATTACACACGTTCAGGAGGAAATAAGACTCCAGTATACGGAGAATCTGACAACTATCCAACTGTGTTACAAACAGCTGGTAACAGATCACAGCTTGGAAACGACTTTACACAGATTAACGACTTAGGTTATGGTCTACTTGTTACTAATACTGGCTTGTCAGAGATGGTTGGTATGTTTACATACTACTGTCATGCTGCTTACTATGCAAACAATGGTTCAGAGATTCGTTCAGTAGGCGGTTCAAACGCCTACGGTAACTTTGGTCTTGTTGCAGCCGGTAGTGATCCAAACGAAGTTCCAGCAGCTGGTTCATTGGCTTATAACACTGTACAAACTGCTAAGGTATATGTTAACGACTCTGCACAGTTTACAGGAGACGAGTCACAAAGTTATGTTTATATATATGATACTGACTTTGTACCTTTACCTGAAGGCGAGATTGACATTACGTTTGACGATCGCCAAGCAATTAAAGACCTTGATATTGCAAGTGTACAAATAGAAATTACAGGCCATGGGTTTGCAACTGGTGAAAAAGTAACTATTTCTGACAGCACATTCAACAATAATGCAACACTATTAAATGTTAATGTTGTTACTTCTACACTTGAAGTAACAGGACATCCGTTTAACACAGGAGATCGAATTACTATTTCAGGTGCTGTTGGTGTAACTAACTTAAATGACGATCATTTTGTTAGAAAGACAGGTACTAATACATTTACTATTCACAATAGCTCGGCAGGTGCAGCAGCTAATAATGACTTAGTATCTCTAACTGGTACGTACAGCGGAGGTACTGGCACAGTTACATATGATATAGCAAGTGCATTAAACGGAGACTTTTTTGTAAGAGTACAAGATACAAATAACTTTACTGTACATAATACATTAACAGGTGCTGAATCCAACTCTGACAAACCATCACTCCAAGGTACTTGGGGAGCCGACGGCGTTGTTTATCCAGCAGATGAGCAAGGAAGTTTAATAGGTAAATTTGAAGTTGTAAACGTAGTTTCTGCTTTTGCAGAAGACGGCGTTCCTGCTGTTAACCAACAAGAACTAACCTTAAGTAGTGCAGTTAGTGCATATTGGGGTGATACAATTACCCAAGAAAATACTGGCGCAGTCGGTAGTGTTGCATATCCACAAAGAGCTGCACAAGGTGTAGATGCTCAAGGTAATCCAATTATAGTTGGAGGCACTACGCTAATTGTTACACAATCAGACGGTTCTACACCATTTAACCTAACTGATAACATTAAAATTGAAACTGTATGGGATGGAGAAGAAAGCACAACGTATAGAGATGGTGTATCTATTAATAGTATAGACAGTTCAGGCGATACTAGCGGACTTCCGCTAGAAGGTGGCAACGGTACTGTTTGGAAACTATCGTTCTCAAATCAAACAAATGACGAAAATGCTTCAACTGGAGGGTTATCATTGCCGCTCTACGGAGGCGAAAGCGTAACTATTAGACAACGTGCTAAGTTTATGGTTGATAACATTGACACACTTCCAGCTCGTCCGTCAACAGCATTATTGTTTGAAGAGTCCAATACTGTTTACAGAACACTATCGTTTGATGAAAAACCAATTACTACATTTGGTGATACTGCGGATCAACAGTTACCAGATGGATACAGAGTAGTATTATTTGATGCAAACTATGATTATATTACACCAACTATAGGTAATGATTACTACGAATCACAAGTTAAATTAACAATAGGAGCCGATATTAGTAGTGCTGTTGATCTAAAAGATACTATTTCACAAGGATCAGCTAATGGTATTGTTAACTTTATAAGTTCTAATACAGACGGTAATACTGTACTATACGTAACAGAATGGAACGGAACATCATTTAGCATAGGCGGCGGCCTGTTAACTATTGGTGGAGGCAGTGTTACAGGTAGTACACCTACAGAAGTAGTAGAATTTAGTAGTACAAATACATTCGGTGCTACAGCAGGCGATACGCTAATTGCACTTACAAGTCCAATTGCTGATGACGATTCGCAGTCAAGAATATCAAACGGTGATATGATCTTTGGCTGGAAAGACAGAATACATACCGTTTTAGGTTATCACGACGGTGAAGGCAACAGTTATCCAGATACTAGACCTACAAGTTTAGAAACAGGATTTCCATACATTGAAATAGACCCTACACCAACCGTAGATAAAAATACACAAATAGATCCACTACCGCCGGCAACTGGACTTGCACGTCCGGTTACATTAAATCATGGAAAAAATCCGGTAAGATTGTCTATTGGTATACCAGAAGGCGAGCCAACAGAAATTACAGTTAATATTTCATTAACTCGTGCAACAGGACATGATTTTAGTAACATTGGTACAGGTGGATTTAACACTACTAACTATCCAAACGTTATTTTAGGCGAACCGGCTAATGGTAAAACTAAAAACTTCCACTTACAAAAAGATGGAGAAGAACTTGGTGACGGAGATGCCACTGCGCAAGTTTGGGAAAGAAACAAAGGGCGTGTATTCTACATGTCAACAGACGAGGATGGCTTCTTCCGTGTAGGTAAGTTCTTTGAAGTTGACCAAGGTACTGGTACTGTTAAATTTGAAGCACAAATTAATATTTCTGGACTAGACGGACTAGGCTTTAGAGACGGTGAAACAGTTAGTAAGTTTACTGGCGACTCGGGAATGACTCCTGTAGACAACAGTACTGTTCCTACTTCTTACTCTGTTGAACAATATATTGACAGACGTTTAGGCTGGGATAAAAATATGAACAAAAAGGCTGCCACATTAGGTGACGGCTTCCTTCCTCAGAAAAATCCAATTCTAACTCCTGTACTAGATATTGACGATAACCCAACACATTACATTAACATGCAAGATGGTCGTGTTATTCAAATGAATGATCCGATTGATGATCTAGATGCTGCTAATAAACAATATGTTGATAATCGTATTTTCTCAAACGACGAAGTGCAAGAACTGGCAGATGTTGAATTAAACGATATTCAATACGCTAACGATTACGGTAAAAATGATTTAATTATGCTTACTGGTAATAGACGTGTATATGTTCAAGCCGAAGGTCCAACAAAAGGAAATCCTGAAAATTGGCGTATTGGAAATTTAATTACCGGTACTGTAACACAAACTGCGGCATATATTGAAGATTTAGAACAAAAAACTTTAGATAACGGTGTTGAAGTTTGGGTGTTAACATATCGTCCAAGACAGATTGTAACACTTACTACAAGCGGTTTAAGCGACAACTTAAACGATCTAGGGTTACAAAGAGGTTATTATATACGTCAGGCTAATACTGGTGCTAGAGGTTATGTACTTTGGAGTCAAGGTCAAAGCTCTACTAATGATGCTATCTTAAAAACACAAGGTAACGAAGTACAATTAATTGAAGTAGAAGGTACATTTAGTACTAATACTGCTGATGTATTCACTTTAGAGCCGTTAGCAGGCAACGATATAGTTACAACAGTTTATCCAACTGAAGTTACTATAGAAACTGTTAATGATTTTGAAAATGAAAAAGTTGAAAACAGTAACGGTGCTTATGGACAAACTACAGGCGGAGCCGCTGGCGCACCAGTAACAACTATGTTAGAATTTGCAAACGCAAGTGAGCAAGATGACGAATATACTGCTGAAGATCCTGGACATCCAGCTAGAAGTGACATTAACATAGAGCTTACTCGTGTTAGAGGAACACAAAACGCTAGTACAGGTGACATAACAGATGGCGGAAGAACATTAATTAACCTACAGTTACAAGACGAAGCAGTAGTTAATAGTGATGTTAATAATGAAGCTGACATTCAACAAAGCAAATTGTTAATGAATAATGCTCCAATACTAACATCGAGTTCTGCAAGTTTTGAAGATGCAAGCACAGCAGGACAAAGAACTAAGCAATCGAGCCAAGGTCTAGCAGCATTTGATGCAAGTGCCTTTGCTGAAGATCAAATTTGGACATTAGTCGGTTCGGGTGCTACTAACTTTACAGATAGCAACAACTTAAAGGCTGGTGACATTATAACACAAGCAGGTGGTACTAAGGTTGCATATGTTGTTAAAATTATTAACTCATCAAATCCTTATAAAATTACTGTAAGAACTGCTGATTCATTTACAACTGGTAACGCAGCAGGCAATCGTTTAACTAGAACAGTTGTTAATCCAACTGATTATACCAAAGACGTACAAGTACAAGAAATTGTTACTATTGACTCAATTCTAAACACTGGTTATATTAATATTAAAGATCGCGGCATAACGTTTGACAAGATCCAAGATATGCCAGAGAAGACCGTTATTGGTCGTGCTGATATTGACTACGACGGTGAGGATGAAGGTGCAGGCGAAAGCGGCATTGTTAGAGCCATTCCATTTAGTCAAATTGTTGACCAAGGTGGCGCACTACAAGATAAAGACTTTAATAGTTCTAATTTAATAACTACAGAACTTGCAGTTATTATTACAACTAACTATGAATTCACTGTAAGCAACGGACAAACTATTAGTCAAGTAGGCAATCTTGGTGCAACAGGTACTGTACAAGGTGATGTTAATAGTGAAAATAGTGTTGTATTAGTTAATGTAAACGGCAACTTTAACACAACAGGACAGTTAACAGTCGGAGGCAGTAATCTAACTGGTGGCTTTAATAACCAGTTTAATATTATACCAACAAGTATTCTTACAAATCAAAGTTTACTTGGCGAAGCTCTTACTAAAATTAAAGACGGTATTTACGGTAGTACTCCAATTACAACAACAGGTGTAGGTAATAGCTTAGTTAGAACTTTAAGAAACGGTGATACACTAAGTGACATTGACAGTAATTTGAACTTGTCAGGTTGGATTAATATAAAAGGCTTAATTGTTGACGGTAACAGAATTGCTGATACAAATATAGATGATCAATTAGTTGTTTATACTCCTGGTGTTAACGGAACTTCTAACTCAATAGCATTTACTGTAGAAGGTAATCTTCCTGCAACCGAAAGTGATCCTAATGAACATGTAATGAAAGTTCCATTAGCAAGTCTACAAGTTGGTACTGATTACATTAACAAGGATAAAATTAACTACGGTGGATTTGCAAGTAACTTTATGCAAAACACATCAGGTCTAACAAATGACACTCCATACATGGTTACTCCGTGGTTGTTTACAAATTATATTCAAGCAACAGACGAACTTGGCTCTAATGGTACAGGTATTTCAATCGGAGCCGGCGGCAGACATACATCAACTGATCAAATTGCTTTAGTTGTTAATGGCGACGGTGATGCAATATTACTTGATAAAGATAAAATTACATTTGGTGCTTCTAATGGTACTAGAATGACTATTGAATCATCAGCAACAAACTTATTCAATACACTTAATATTAAAAATGGTACTGCTACTAAGTTTAGCGTTGATAAAACCACTGGTAATACAAGAGTATACGGTACACTACAAGTAGACGGAACTGTTGTTATGGCAGGCGGTATTGGTGTTGACGATTCAACATTTGATGGTAATGCGATTACTAGTACTGTAGGCTTTGCATTTTATGCAGCCAACGACGTTTTAATAGACGCTGGTGAAGATATTATTCTTAATGCAGACGGCGCTAATGTTATATTCAAAGACGATAGTGTAGAAAGCATTAACTTTAATTTAACTGAAGATGCACAAGTAATGACAGCACAAGGTGCTTTAGAAATCACTAATGCTGGTTCAACTACTAAAGCAATTAAGGTTACTGCTACTGGTAATATTACACTAGATGCAGAAGGTGACATTATATTAGATGCTAACGGAGCTGATTTGTTATTTAAAGACAACGGCACAGACATCCTAAGCATTAATAATAACGGCGGTAGCGTAACACTTGACGTTGACACTGCTGATAAACTGTTTAGTATTACTGGTACCGACGGTGCCTTGGCTATTACGGCATTGCAAATTAATATGTCCGATGGGGGTAAAGCAACATTTAATAAAGATGTTGATATCGGAGGCAATTTAGATGTAACTGGTAACTTTACAGTTGACGGAAGTCTTACACTAGGTGATGCTGTAACTGACACTATTACTACAAACGCTATTATTTCAGATAGTACACTTAAAATGAAGCGTGACACAGACGGTAGTGGGGGATTTGTGCTTGTACTAGAAAAATCCACTGCAAGTGCTGCGGTCGGCGACGACATGGGTACTATTAAGTTCCAAATGAACAACAGCGCGAGCCAAGCAGATGACGATGCTATACTTGCATCTATTACTGCAAATGCTACAAATGTTACTAACACAGCAGAACGCAGTGAAATTGTATTTGCAACTGCAAACGGCAAAACATCTACTAGCAACAAGTTTGTAATCAGTGACGAAATAAGTGCAGCAGTAGACTTTGTTTCAAGCAGTACTAATACAATTGGTCAAAGCAACGACTACTGGAGCAAGTCTTACATTACAGATATGTACGGCGATCTACACGGCGATGTACGTGATGAAGTTGGTACTGGCGGATACAGTGTTGTAAGCATTGGTAGTGACAACCCGCAGTATACTACAAGCGGTAGAACTCCAGTAGAAGCTAACTTCTCAGTATTTTATGGCAGAGTAGTTGGTCCAATTGAAGGAAATGCATCTAGTGCAGACTTTGCTGATACTGTAGAAACTGGTAGTAGAACAACTAATGCAGACCACTACTTAACATTCGTAACTACTAACCATGCTACAAGAACAGGTTCGGATATACACACAGACAGCGGTATTAAGTATAATCCAAATAGTGATAAAATGACGCTAAGTGGTGTATTAGATATTACTGATACTACAGCATCGTCTAGTGCAAACGGTGACAATGGTGCGTTACGTTGTGAAGGTGGAGCAAGTATTGCAGGTACTGTATATGCAGGCGCCTTTAACGGTAGCCTAACTGGTAACGTAACAGGTCAAGTTAGCAGTTTAGGTAATCATGACACAGGTGATTTATCAGAAGGAACAAATCTATACTTTACTACTACTAGAGCAAGAGGATCGTTTAGTGCAGGTACTGGCATTAGTATTAATTCAAGTGGTGTAATTAGTGCAAGTCTAAGTAGTGTCGAAGCTGGTAGTGCAGCAGCAGTTTCAATCTCAAATAGTAACTCAGGCGATGCTAACACTTGGTATCCTGTATTTGTTAATAATGACGGTACTGAAAAACAACTTAATGTTGATAAAAATGCAAGTAACGGATTAAAATATGTACCTTCAAGCTCGACACTTACAGCAACTAACTTTGCAGGTAATGCAAGTACAGCAAATTACGCTGACTTGGCAGAGAAATATTTGGCAGACGAAAGTTATGAGCCAGGCACAGTACTTGTATTTGGTGGTGAAAACGAAGTTACTGTTACAAATACAAAAGGTGATCGTAAGGTAGCTGGTATTGTTTCGACAGATCCAGCTTACTTGATGAATAATCAACTAGAAGGTGATACTGTAGTTGAACTAGCACTAACAGGGCGTGTTCCTTGTAAGGTAATTGGGCAAGTTGAAAAAGGCGATATGCTAGTAACAAGTGCAATTCCTGGATATGCTATAGTTAACAACGATCCTAAACTAGGTACAGTTATTGGTAAGGCTGTAGGTACTAAACACGACGACGGCAAAGGTGTTGTTGAAGTTGTTGTAGGACGTTTGTAATAAATATAGTAAAGCGGAGACGAATATGGCACTAAAAATTATAAACCTTGGATCAGTAGCAAACGATGGAACTGGGGACGACTTAAGAGAAGCGTTTGACAAAGTTGTTTTTAACTTTGCTGAGTTAGATTCTAGAACTCCAGAAGCAACTACTGTATTAAATCTCGGTACTGGTGAAGGTTTATATGCTAGTAAAAATGATGCAGAGTTACAGTTTAAATCACTAATAGGTGGTAACAATGTAACTTTGTCATCAGATTCAAATGAACTGACTATAGATGTAGACGCAGGCGTCACACAATTTGTTATTGCAGCAGATAGTGGTAGTTTAACCGTTACAGAAAATACTACATTAACTATCCAGGGCGGAACATCAATTACTACTACCAGAGATGGCAATAATATTAGGATTGATTCAAGTGCATTAACTAGTGTACAAGACGACCCAGCTCCAAGATTGAGTGCTGGATTAAATGCAGACGGTTTTAACTTAGGTAATGTTGGATTAATTAATGCAACAACTGTCACAGCAAACTTTAATGGTAACTTAACTGGATTAGTTCACGGCATTGATATTAGAGATTTAAACTATTTTACACAAGAAGAAAATAGTTGGAACTTTGGAGGAATTACTCCTACAACTGTTACTAACTTATGGGACTTTTTATTTGCTACAACAAACGTAGACTTTGGTACTATAGCAGGAAACAATGTAAACGTAAGTCTTGATTTTGGCAATATTAACATCTAATTTTTCGATAAATATTGCTATATAAAGGAACTCTTGTATGGCATTGTGGACAGCAAAAAATAATATCTTATTAAGAAGTGTTGAAGAAGGCAAAACACTTCGTGCAGCTAAAGAAGGTGAAACCCGTTCATCTGAGCTCCTTCCTATTAATTTAGATGTTGACCTAGATGCAACACTTGAAATTATAGGTGGAAGTTTGCCACCTGGATTACAAATCAAAGAAAAAACCATTCAAGGTACTCCTTTAGAAGTAGCTCGCGAAACTGAATTTAAATTTGTTATACGAGCAAGCAAGGACGGTGAGATTGACGACAGGACATTTAGAATAAGTGTTGCTGGCGCTGATAAACCGTTATGGGAAACTAGTGCAGGATCATTACCTGTAGGCAGTAATAATACTTTTTACATATTAGATAATAGCCCAATTAATTTTCAATTGATTGCTAACGATAGCGATATTGAAGCAGGACAAGTTTTAGAATACTTTATTGCTAGTGGAGACGGTGAACTTCCACCTGGAATTGAATTAACATCAGATGGAAGAATAGTAGGCGTAGTAGATCCAGTACTTGCAATTGATGTACTAGCAAATAGCGGTTATTATGATAGCAATCCTTATGGAACATTTCCGTTTGATTTTGGTGTAAGAAGTGCTAACGGTTATGATAGTTTTTATTACGATACAGAATTTTATGATAAAAGTATTGCTACTAAGTCACCTAAAAAACTAAACAGAAACTATCAGTTCCGTGTTTCAGTAAGCGATGGCGATACAATTGAAAAAAGATTGTTTAGAATATTTGTTGTAGGTGATGATTTCTTACGTGCTGACAACACAATTATGCAATCTGGTAACACATTGTTTGGTGCAGACGCATCTCATGTTAGAACACCTGTTTGGCTGACGCCGGCAGACTTAGGATATCGAAGAGCTAATAATTATCTAACATTATACTTAGATATTATTGATTCAAGCTCTATTA